CCGTTGCCGTCAGCAGCCCGGATCGCTGCATCTGCCAGGTGATCTGGTCGAGCACGCAGCCGGAATACATCGCGTACCGCGGAACCTCCGGCATGCCGGTCTCGATCGACATGCTGGGCAGCGTCCAGGACCCCGACTGGAACTCGTGGGTGTACGGCGCCTCCGCGCCCGTGGTCGTTGGCGCACCGAAGGCCGCCTTCAGCCAGAAGCCGAAGGCCTCTGCGTCGAGCGGCACGACGACATCGCCGTCCGCCGTCACCGCATCCTTGATCGGCGCCAGCGGATCGCGGCCGTAGCCGAGAAGTTCCGAGTTCAGCAGCGGCTGCTCGGCGCCGAGCGAGGTGCTGGCGAAGGGCATGCGGGTGAAGCCGCTCGCGGGCGGCGTTCCATAGGTCGTCTCGAACGCGAGCGCCATTTGCGCCCGCGCCCCCTGGGCTCGCGCCATGGTGTTCTCCTCGGGTTGTCGGGATCAGGCCAACGGATCGGCCGTGGAATAGTGCAGCGCCACCGCGATCACGCCCGCCTTCAGGCTGGCCGCGCCCTCTACGGCCAAATCGACCGGCCGCGGCGCTTCCGCCTCGACCCAGTCGCAGAGCCCGCCGAGCGTCCGGTCGGCGGCGAGCGCCGCGCCGATGCTGTCGGTCAGCGCGTCGAAAGCGGCGTCACGATCGGCGCCCTGCACGACCGCCTCGATCTCGGCGCGGTGCTGGTAGTGGTAGCGCAGCGGCGAGAGCGTCACCTCCGGCTCACCGGGCTCCCCGTCGCGCAGGATCAGCAGGCCCTCGGTCGGGACACGCTCGGGCAGCACCTCACCGCGCAGGGCGGTGGCGGGCAGCGCCGAAAGCCGCGCGTGCAGCGCGGCGAGGATGGTCTCGCGCGGGCTGGGCATGGAGGGACGCTCTGAGGGGCGTTATTGCAAAAGTAGTGCCTCAAGGCTATACAGCCCCCAAGATATGAGGACCGGATGCCGTGGGCCGTTTCGTTCGCAGAGGAGTTCGAGCCGGAGTTCGACGAACTCCCGCAAGAGGTGCAGGACGCGATCCTTGCGCGCGCGCTCCTGCTGGAACGCGAGGGACCATCGCTCGGTCGACCGCATGCCGACACCCTGACAGGGTCGAAGCACGCGAACATGAAGGAGTTGCGTTGCAGTGCGGCGGGCGGCGTCTGGCGCATCGCGTTCGCCTTCGATCCCGACCGTCAGGCGATCCTGCTGGTCGGAGGCGACAAATCAGGTGGCGGCGAGAAGCGGTTCTACAGGCGGCTGATCGCCACGGCCGACGCGCGGTTCGACCGCCATCTGGCGCAGCGGAAAGGATGACGACCATGGCTCGGACACTGCGGGACAAGATGGCTGACCTCGACGTCGAGAGGCGCGCCCGGATCGAGGCGGAGGCCGAGAAGCTGCATGCCGAGTATCTGACCCTGCGGGATCTGCGAAAGGCTAAGGACCTGACACAGGTTCAGCTCGCCGAGACGCTCGGGGTCCAGCAGGCGACGGTGGCGAAGTACGAACGGCAGAGCGATCTGCTGCTCTCGACGCTGAAGAGCTACGTGACCGCGATGGGCGGCACGCTGAAGCTGGTCGTCGAGTTCCCCGACCGTGCGCCGGTGGCGCTGGACGGGCTCGGCGAGACTGAGGAGCCGCGGCGCCGCCCACGCGGACGGGCTGCTGGCGACGGGCATGCGCCTGCCTGAAGGTCAGCGCCCCTCCAGCCAGTTCGCCACGATCAGCCCCGGCACGCTGTCATGCGCGCGTTCGGCGTCCCGGGCGAGGTCCAGCCGCTTCGGCAACCTGACCTGCGGCACGAGCAGGAAGATCGGCACGGTGGCAACGCCGCGCCCGGTCTTGGATCGAGACGCCCGCGCCCGCCCGCGGCTGTCGATCCGGCTCTCGGCGACGAGCAGGCTCGGGCCGGAGCGGCGATAGACGAAGCGCAGGCGCAGGCCGCGGCGGCGCTCCCATTCGCCGGGGGTGATCTTGCCGCCGCGCAGGGACTTGCCTGCGGCTGGCAGTGGAATCGCCAGCCAGAACCCGCTGCGTGACCGGATCAGCGGGCCGGTGTCGTGCGCGCCGACGATGACCGGGGCCTTCGACCAGACCAGCGCCGCCGCGTCCAGGCTCTCGCCGGCCTTCGGGTAGGTCTGGCTGCGGATCGAGTTGGCCAGACGGCGACCGAGCCCCGCAGCCGTAATCTGCCCGCGCCAGGCGGTCTTCAACCCGGTCCCGGCCTCGCGCATGGCGGCGGTGACGGCCTTCTCGCCGGCCCTCACCTCGGCGGCCATGGCGGCGACGAGGTCGGGCGCGACGTCGAGCGTCAGTTTCACGGCCCGGGCGTCCCGTCGGCGTCGGGCATGAGCGCCAGCACGTCCCGCCACGGCAGCACCGCGACCGTGGCGAGCGCGGCGGCGTCCACCAGACGCACCGCCGGGAAAAGCCCGCCCGGATGCGCCTCGGTGAGCACGTCGGCGCAGAGCGCGCGGCGCCCGTCGGTGAACGGGACGGGCTCGACGCGGTGGCGGCGGAACCCCGCGGCGTCCTGCGCGGCGACGAGCGCGGCGGCGGCCTCGGCGGGCATGACGAGGCCCCACGCGCGCAGGTCGTCAGGTGCGCCGGCGGGGAACAGGGCGGCGGCGAGGCTCATGCGACGGCCTCCCCGATGGCGGTCATCAGGGCGGCGACGCGGGCGTCGAGCGCGGCGAGGTCGAGGGCGGCGCCGACGCTATAGAAGGCCACCCGCGCGTCTGAATGTCTCTCCCCGTCGCCGCGGCCGAGCACCTGCCACGTGGTCGGGACCGAGCCGACGGCTGCGATGGTCGTCGCATCGAGCGCGTCGGCATATCTCATCGTCAGCGTCGCGCCCGAGAGGCTCATGGCGACGAGGCGGTTCGCCACGCGCGGCGTGCGGAAGCCGATCTCGGTCGGGGGGACGTCGCGCGCGATGACTTGGTAATTGCCGTCCTCGGCGCTGTCGATGATCTGCGACGAGTTGATGAAATTGCTCGGCGGGCGGGAGGCGATCAGCGGGCCGAAGGTCGATCCCGCGCCGGTCTGCAGGCCGGTCTGCCAGACGGCCGCGTGGAAATCCGTGAGGGGGTCCGCGTCGCCTGCGCGGTTGCTGTCCAGATACTTCGTCGCCGCGTCGCCCTTGAGCCCCGTCCTGCGGTCGTAGTCGCCCGCCACGAAGTTCACGTTCGTCGGCGCGGGGCCCTTCAGCGGCGTCAGCGCCCCGGCGAGCGTGCGCGCGCCGGCGAGGACGCAAGCCGCGCCGACGGCGTTCCAGACGCCGTCCGCCTTGCAGCCCGCGACGAAGGCGGTGATGGCGTCCTTCACGCCCTGCTCAAGCGCCTGCCCATCCGCAGCCTCGACCGCGGCGACGTAGGCCGCGGCGTCCGCGTCGGGCTGGGCGCAGGCGGGGGGCCGGGCTCTGGCCGCGGTCGAGGCGAAGCTCGTTCCGATGTCGAGGCCCATCGGCATGGGAGTCCTCCGGTTGCGGTCGGGGCGCACGGGTCATTCGGGCGCGGTGGCGACGCGCACCGTGAGCCGCAGGGCGTCGGTCGCCTGCGGCTCGGCCGTCACGACGCGGCGCTCGGTCTCGGCGCCGCCGGGGCCGTCGAGCAGGGCCACGGCGTCGCCGCGGGCGGGGGCGTCCTTCGCGCGGAACTCCAGCACCGCGCCGGGCGAGATCAGGGTGGCCGCGCCGAACTCGGTCTCGCGGTCCTCGCCCGCGAGGAGCGCCCGGCACTCGTGGCGGCCGCGGGCGGCGGAGTGCACCGCCACCCACTGGCCGAGATGGGCGAAGACCGCGTCGAGCGCGGCCCGCGCATGGCCGGCGAAGTCTGGATGCATGGCTGTGGGCAAGCCTCGCGATTCTGTGGGCGGGTCTGTGGATGAACGGGCGCGGCGGCGGGGCCGGTGGACATCCGCCCCCAGAATCTGGGGGCGGACCGGTGGACGAGGCGATTTGCAAGGGCCCGGCCGGGGACATCGCCGCGGCGCGCCCCGCGCGGGGCGTCGCACTGGACCAAGGTCTGCTGCGAGACGCTGTCGCAGAACCCCGCAGGCCGCAGCGGGGCGGCGCAGGGCCGCTGCGTCAGGTCCGGCGGGCCTTCCGCAGCACCTGCGGCCGGGTGCAGATCGGCAGCGGGTTGCTCTCGATCTCGATGCGCACCCACTCGTCGCGGTCGCGGTCGGGGATGGTGCGGGCGTAGAGGGCCAAGCCGAGCGTGTTGACCGTCTCGAAGGTGTCGGCGGGCGCATAGTAGATCTCGAACAGCCCCTCGACGCCCTCGGGGTAGAAGAACGCCTTGTCGGTCGGCACGCCGAAGGCGGCGTTGCCGCGGTAGCGCCGGAAGCTGATGCCCCCGAAGCTGACCTCATCGGCGACGCGGCTCCGCAGGTCGGCCGCGGCGGCGGTGTTGAGGTAGGTCTCGCGCACCTCCTTGTGGGCGACCAGATCGGCGAAGAAGGCCGACCCGCATTCGGCGCGCAGCTGCACCGCGCCGGTGGACAGCCCGCCGAGGTCGTCCTCGACGCTTTCGATCAGCGCCTGGCAGGCCTTCCGCAGCGCCCCCGAGGCCGGCGTCGCGTTGTCGAGGTCGAAGTCCACCTCCGCCGCCGGCGAGATGCCGAACTCGGTCGCGTAGTCGATGACCGTGGCGCCGTCCCTGGGGTCCTTCACCAGACCCTGGATCCCGTTCAGCAGATGGTACTCGAAGGTCGCCTCGGCGTCAGAGCGCAGGCGGCGCAGCCGGCGCGCGACCTCGGTCTGCACCTGCTGTGTCGCGCTCTCCGAGCCGAAGTCGCGGATGGCCTGGATCTCGGAGGCCCAGAGCACGTCCTGCTTCTTGAACTGCCGGCAGACGAAGGCGCGCACGTCGCGCCGTTCGGGGATCTGCTGCTCATAGGCCGAGCCGCGCTCGGAGAACGGGATCAGCGACAGCGTGCCGTCGCGGCTCTCGACCACCACTGTGCGGGACCGCACGCCCCGGTCGCCGAAGAGGCCCGAGCCCGAGAGGGTGGCGGGCTTGTAGGGGATGTTCTCGAGCGCGCGGGTCAGCTCGATGATGGAGAAGGCGTCGCCTTCGAAGATGTCCATGGTGGGCATGGGCGAACCTCCTTACCGGACGAGGATGCCCGCGGCCGCGAGGGCGGCGTGGGCGGCGGCAATCTCCTCGTCGGTCGGCGTGCCGGCGAAGATCAGATCGTGGCGATTGACGATGGCGGGGCCGCGGACCACCGCGACGACGGCGACGTCGCCGCCAGTGGCGTCGGCGTGGTCCCAGAGCACGGCGGCGGCGGTCTCGGTTCCGTCCGCGGCGGCAGGATCGTGGGCGGCGTACTTGCCGCTGGCGGTGATCTTGCCGAGGACGGTTCCGGGCTGGAGCGCGCCTGCGGCGAGGATGACGGTCTCGCGGCAATAGTCGCGGAGCGCCTCCCAGACGAGGAAGCCGCCCGCATGGGCGGTCTCGGTGATGACGGGCATGGGCGGTTACCTCACGGTTCGGAAGGTTCGGGCGATGACCTCGCCCCAGGGGCTGGCGGCAGGCTTGCGGCCGGGCTGGGCGTGTCGGGGATCGATCTCGGGGGCTTCCTCGGCGCAGGCGGCGAGGAGAGCCGCGCGGACGATGTCGAGGCTCGCGTCCTCGGCCAGGAAGCCCGCGGCCATCTCGGGCTTGCCCGCGAGGCGGCAGAGGTCGACGACGGCGCGGGCATGGGCGAGCGCCGTCACGCGGATGGCGCTGGCGTCGGGCGGGGCCGGATCGGGCAGGTGCGCCGTGGGCTCCGCGTCGGCGGCGATACCCTTCCGGTCGGGAAGGGTTTCCGCGGCGGTAATACCGTCGGCGTCTTCGACGGTTTCGACGGGCTGGTCGTCGCGGTCGGACCCGTCGCTGGCGTCGATACCGTTCCCGTCCGGAACGGTATCGGGCGCGGGGCTCTCCACCGCCATGGTCTCGACCATCTCCACGGCTTCGACCAACTCGGGCGGCGCGTTGCGGAAGCGGCCCACGTCGAAGCGCGCCGCCATCCGCACCGGCTCGGCGATCCGGTCGGCGAAGCCGAGCGCGACCGCGTCGGCCGCGTCGAGCCAGGTCTCCTCGGCCATCAGCCGCGCGACCTCCTCGGGGGTCTGACCGGACTTCCCCGCGTAGCCCGAGACGAGCGCCGCCTTCACCTTGTCGAGCGCGTCCGCCATGGCGCGCATGTCGGAGGCCGGGCCCATCACCATGCCCGAGGGGTCATGGATCATCAGGAAGGCGTTCTCCGGCATGATCACCGTGCCGCCCGCCATGGCGACGTATGAGGCGGCCGAGGCCGCCACGCCGTCGATCCAGACCGTCGCGCCGCCGGGGTGGCGCCGCAGCGCGTTGTGGATGGCGACCGCGTCGAACACCGAGCCGCCGGGGCTGTTGAGCCGCAGCGTGAGCGGCGCGTCCTCGGGGAGCGCCGCGAGCTCGGCCAGAAACCCTTTCGCCGAAACGCCGAAGGCGCCGATCTCGTCATAGATGCTCACCTCCGCGCCGGAGGCCACGGCGCGGATCGCGTACCAGGTCTTCATGGGGCATCAGTCCTCTTGGGCTGCTCGATCGTCGTCCGGCGGCGCGTCGCCGGTCTCCGGCAGCGCAGCAGGCGTGGCGCGCGCGCCCTGCGTCTCGCCGGGGCTCGTGCGATAGGAAAGGCCGAGACCCGCCGCCCGCGTCGCGTCGGTGGCGTTCTCGCGGTCGACTTCCTCGATGTCGTAGCCGGTGGCCTCGACGACCTTGCGGCGCGAGGTGATGCCGGCCTCCATCGCAAGCACCTGTGCCTGGATGTCCTTCAGCGGATCGACCCAGTCCCACCGCGGCGGGATCCACTGCACCGGCCGCGCGGCGACCGGATCAGCGCCAAGCGCGCCGGACAGCGCCGCCATATCGATCCAGCGCCGCCAGACCGCCCGGCAGAGTTGGTGCACGATTACGCCATGCTGCAGTTGGCCGATGCGCCGGCGGAACTCGACCAGCTCGGCGCGCAGGCTCGAATAGTTCGCCTGCCGGACGTCTCCGGTGACGAGGTGATAGGGCAGTCCCAGCGACGCCGACACCGCCAGCAGGGTGCGATACTGGAACGCCTCGTAGCCGCCGCCGACATCGGCCGGCGCCGAGAAGGTGACGTCCTCGCCCGGCAACAGCACCTGCAGGGTGCCGGGCTCGAGCGACGCCGTGCCGGTCCCGTCCTCGGCGGCCTCGACCTCGCCCAGCATCTGCTCTTCCGGCGCGGTCTTGGTGATGAAGCCCGCGAACATCGCCGCGGTCTTCTTCCGGTCGAGCTCGGCGTCGTCGTACTGGTCGAGCAGGAACAGCCGCACCATCGCCGGCGCGACATGCGGCAGGCCGCGGAGCTGCCCCGCGTCCAGCGGGCGGTAGACATGCAGCACCTCGCGCGCGGGCACGCGCACCGTCTCGGGAATGGGCGATCCGCGGTCGGTGCTGTCGCCGGGGTGGCGGCGGCGGAAGTGATAGGCGACGCGGCGGCCGAGCGCGTCCATCTCGATCCCGCAGCGGATGGCGTTGCCGTTCGCCGCGGTCTCGGTCTTCTCGAAGGGCAGCATCTCCGCCTGCAGCAGCTGCAGCTGGAGCGGCACAACGAGACCGTCCTCAGCGCGCCGGGGGCGCAGCCGCACAAAACACTCGCCCGCGACGAACATCTCGCGCGCGACCATCGCCTGCAGGCCGTAGAAGTCGGTCAGCCCGTCCGCGTCGGCCTCGTCGGTCCAGGCGAGCCAGAGCCTCTGAACGCGATCACGCACCGCGGCCTCCTCGATCAGCGAGGACGGCTTGATCCCGTCGCCGACGAGGTTGGCCGCGAAGGCTTCGCAGGCGTTGGCGGCGTAGCCGTTGGTCACGACCAGCTCCCGGGCGCGCGCCAGGAGCCGCGGGCCGCCCGACGCGATCAGCGAGTTGACGTTCTCCAGGGGCGGCCGCCAGCCGCGCAGCCGCCGCTGCGCCATGGCGCCTTCGAGCCGCGCGCGCAGTCCGGAGGGACCGTGGCTCCGGTGGAGCCGCGAAAGCCCGGAGGACGCCGGGCCGCCCGAGGGTTTCGGGCGGCGGAACAGGTCGAGGATGCCCAAGCGTCAGAGGCCTTTGCTCGTGGTCACGCGCAGGTGGCGGACGATCCGCCGCCCCTCGGCGGCGGCGATCTCGCGGTCCAGCGCCTCGACGGCGCGGTCGATCTCGGCGAGGCTGCGGTACTCGACGGTCTTGCCGTCATAGCTCACCCTGGCCACGCCCGACGCCCGCTGCGCGGTCAGCGCCTCGCGGCGGGCGCGGAGGTCCGAGAGTGTCGCCATGACGGAGTGCGCCTGTTCTGTATGTCATTGACGCATGCGCCAATGACGCCTATCTGACGGCATGACCGTCGTCACCGTCGTCGAGACGCCCGAGTTCCACCGCCGCGCCCGCGCGCTCATGAGCGACGAGGAGCGCATGGCGCTGATCGACTTCGTGGCGCGCAACCCCTCGACGGGGGTGTCGATCGGCGGCGGCGTGCGGAAGTTCCGCTTCGCCCGCGAGGGCGGCGGCAAGAGCGGCGGATACCGGGTGATCCACTTCTACAGTCCCGAGGACGGGACGCCGGTGTTCCTGATCACGGTGTTCGCCAAGAACGAGAAGGCGAACCTGTCGAAGACCGAGACCGATCAGGTGAAGGCGCTCGGCCGCATCCTCGCCGAGAGCTACGGGAGACCGAGATGAGCGACGCATTCGAGAGCATCGAGCGGGGCCTGAAGGAGGCCATCGCGCACGCCCGCGGCGAGGGGCCTGCGACCATCCACGAGATCGAGGTCCCCGAGCCGGACGTCCAGGCGATCCGGGCGCGCACGGGTCTGTCGCAGGCCGAGTTCGCCCGCAGCATCGGCGTCAGGAAGGGCACGCTCCTGAACTGGGAGCACCGCCGCCGCACGCCCGAGGGCCCGGCCCGTGTGCTTCTGGCGCTGATCGACAAGGACCCCGGCATCGTGCAGCGGACGCTGGCGGGTTGAGTCGACGCTCATGATCGAACCCGTCGCTCGCCTGCGCATTACGCTGCAAGACATCCAGCCAGCCATCTGGCGACGCGTCGACGCGCCCCTGTCGAGCACGCTCATGGCTCTCCACGACATCATCCAGGTCGCCATGGGCTGGACGGACTCGCATCTGTTCGAGTTCATCGTCGGCGACCGGGTCTATGGCGAGCCCCACCCGGACGACGAGATGTACGAGCGCAAGGTTTATCAGGCGAAGGGCGTCCGCCTGAAGCAGCTGCTCAGGCGTGGCGTCGAGCGCTTCCTCTACGTCTACGATTTCGGCGACGACTGGCGGCATGACGTCGTCGTCGAGGAGGTCTTCGAGGGAAAGCCGGACATCGACTATCCCGCCTTCGTCGACGGCGCCCGACGCGGCCCGCCCGAGGATGTCGGTGGCGAGTCGGGGTTCATGGATTTCCTCGAGGCCGCTCTCGACCCCTCCCATGAGGAACATGCGCGGATGATCGAATGGTATGGCAAGCCGTTCGATCCGCATGACATCGACGAGCCACGCATCAGGATGATCCTCGGCATGTTCGCCGACCGCCGTCGCGGTCCGTTGATCAGCCACCGTAGTGGCAATCGCCCGTGGAGCCGCTGATCGTCGCGTCGCGGGGCGTCACCCCATGTAGCTCGACCGCACCGTCCGCCGCTGCACTGTCCGCCGGATCGCCCGAACCGCGCCGGCGGTGGTCGCGTTCGCTGCATGCGTCGCTGGCGTTGTCATCGCACCATCGTTCCCCTCCGCCGTCACCCCCAGCTGCGCCTCCAGATCGGCCCACCGCGCCTCCGACCAGCGGTCGGCGCCGACGATCCAGGCGGCGGCGCGGGCGTAGACCCGGCAGTCCAGCGCCTCGTTGCGCTCTCGCAGCTTCCGCCATTCGAGCTTCTGGAAGCCGCGCCGGGTGCGCACGGTGACCAGCTGCTCGGCCACCAGCTGCTTCAGCCACTCGTCGTCCGCCCAGAGCGGCAGGTGGATCGCGCCGGGCGGCGTCACCGCGCCGTCGGCCGCTTCGGTCGCGGTCGGCCGGTCGAGCCGCAGGAAGCGGTAGGTCTCGGCCTTGAACGTGGACGTCGCGACCGTCCAGAGCCGCGCGCCGCGGCGCAGCCGCTTGCCCTGATCGGTCGCGTCGACATAGGTCGGCCCCGTGACCGGGCTCGCCCGATTGAAGCCGTCCACGCCCTTCACTGGCGCGACGTCGGCGAAGCCCGCCTTCCGCGCCCAGCCGTAGACCGCGGAGGTCTCGTAGCCAGTGTCGATGGCGAGCCGCGCCAGCCGCATTTCGGCGCCGCAGGCGTGCGGCCAAGTTCGGCCTAGCAGCGTGTCCATCGCGGCCCAGCATTCCGGGCGCTCCGGCCCATGTGGAATGACGACGTGCTCGACCAGCCACGAGGTGAGCCCGCGACCCCAGGCCCACACGTCGACCTCGACGCGGTCCTTCTGCACATCGGCGCCCGCGGTGAGGAACAGGCCTCCCATGGGCGCCACGCCCGCAGGCCGTTCCTCGCGGCGGTCGGCGAGCCTGCGCCAGTCGGGCGCCTCGCCGGTCTCGATCCAGGTCTCGCCGAGAACCGTGTTGCGAAACACCCGCTGCGCCTCGTCCGAGCCCGACGCCGCTTCCTTGTCCCGAGCGATGTCGGCCCAGCTTTTCCAGCCGGGCGGCGAGTAGAGCGCCGAGAGGTGGAAGCCGACCGTACGCGGATCGGCGCCGGTGGCGGTCGCCCGCCACTCGCCCGCGGCCAGCATCGCCGCCTTGTGCTGCTCGCCGATAGACCGCTCGCA